TGCCAGCGCTTACGCTAAAGCCAATCCAGTGGGCTGGGCCGCCAATCCAAAAAGCCCTCGAAGTGGGGAGGGGATTAAGAAAAAGTGGGCCGCTTTCAGAAAAAATTTAAAATGTTGCGAATGCGGTATCGAATTTGAAGTACCATATTCGCAACGAAACAGAAAATACTGTTCTGTTGATTGTAGCAACAAAAATAAATTCCACGTAAATTCAAACAGAAAGAAAACATCAATTCACAACGGATTTAAAATGGATTCTGGCGCAGAACTCGCATTCGCTCAGTTATGTGATAAAAATTCAATTCATTGGGTCAAAAATACGACCGTGTGGTTTGAATACTTACCAGGTAAAAGATACTACCCTGATTTCTATCTTAAAGATTTTGATCTATGGGTGGAAATAAAAGGCAAGCGTTATTTTAGAGAGGATGATCCAATCAGATGGGCATCGGTACCAAACCACGAAGTGATATGGTCCAATAAAATAACATTACCTACTAAAATAATGGCGACCGAGAAGGGGATCGAACCCTCCTGAATATCCGCAGTGACAGTGCGGCGACCACACCAAGCAGTCCCCTCGGCCTATAGTTATAAAGAAGCCCTGAGTTAGTGCAAACAAGATAGACTTGAGTGGTTCGCTTTCGGGCGGATGATATTGGTGGGCTATCGCGGATTCAAACCACGCAACAACTCTATGTTGTAGAGTTAGGATTTCCAATCACTCTAAAGCCTATAAATTTGATCCAGATTACACGGCGTTAAGAATAGGTACCCTAGCTTAACTTCTGTCCGGTGGCAGGTCTTTCCGCTAACCAACTACGCTACCATTCCTAAACTGGATGCAGGACCTAGAATCGCACTAGGGACTGGAGCTTATGAGACTCCCGAGATACTACTTCTCCATCCTGCGGCAAACTTGGTGGACCGACGGGGATTCGAACCCCGGACTCTAGAATGCAAATCTAGTGCGTTCCCAATTACGCCATCAGCCCAAATTTTGGTGGATGCGGTTGGAGTCGAACCAACAGTGCCAAGGGCGGGAGATTTACAGTCTCCTGGGGTTACCAGTTTTCCTACACATCCATATAACTTATTATACACTCTACCAGCTATGCTGTCAACATCTAGTTTATCTTTCTAGTGCTGTAGTAGAGTGTGTATTAAAATGCTCTAGACTATGTCTGTTCCGGCGCTTTCGGGACGCTATGAGAACATTTTAATACGCTACCATTTTCTTTCCACAAGAGGAAATGCCATCCGGTAGGCCGCCCATTTGCTAGTTATTATAGTGTCTAGCGTGGATCTCGTTTCCACTTTTTAACACTTGAAAAACAAAAACCCCAGGGTGTTTAGTCCTGGGGTCCTTTGGAGTTAGAGTGTAGTTGTATTACACTTTGGTCTCCCGGACCCCGATCTTAATCTCTGGTGTGCGATCATTATTTGACATTTCGAACGCAGACCATAAGGCGGCAGGGCAATAGCCTAGCTGACTTGCGGTTCCTTGTATCAAATGTTTATGTAACGACTGCATTTTAGTTTCCAATTTTTCCTTAAAATTTATACGTCTTTTTATATAACGTATGCTTCTATTGTAGTGCCTTTCAACACCACTGTCAACAACTTTTGGTATCTTTTTTGTTGTTTTTTTACAACAAGTATTTATACCTTGCTTGCTAACATGTATTTATTATATGTTTATTTAGTCTTTGTGTCAACCACTATTTAGATATTTCCTGGATCTTTTAGGCCTAGTTGCTCAAAACCCCAAGATCTTTCATTGCAGCCATTGCAATTATAACATCTTCCTACTTCTTGAGAGTTGCAGGTATGTGTGATGTAATATAGTTTATTTTGTTCCAAACGGTTGCACAGGTCGATGATATGAGTCTTGTTTAATTTTTCTAGCGGTGCTCTGAACCAGTAACTTGTTTGATAGGGAACAGGATCCCACCCAATCATATGTTGTGGCTGTTGATCTATCAACCCTAAAAAAGCCATGTGATACCCTAAACGCCATGCTTCTCTTACTCCAGATTCTACCTGTTGTTGTTGCGGTAGATCGGGATTGCCCACAGTAATAGGGTCTTGATAAGGTAACCCAAAGTTATCATTGATGTGTGCCACCACTAACTTAGAAAAAATCTTAGACCCTTCTGTTCTTTGAATAGTCAACGGCACTATGGTATGTGGATTTCCAAACTCTTTGTTTACCTGTAGAAGGATATGGTAAAGTAATGCACTATCAATACCACCACTGAGAAAAACGGCAATCCTGCCAGGAGTTTCGGGTAACTCTATTTCTACAGTTCGCTGATCTTTTTTTGGACCGCACTGAAAACTCTTTGTCAACATATTAAAAATAAGTTACATTAGATTTAAAAGGATACAAAATCTCGTTGTTTTCCAAAGGTGTGTTCTTGCGTGTTTCAATCCACAAAGTTGTTCCGATACCTAATGCCAATGTTGCCGGCATACTTTGATTGCCAATCATCATCTTAGCACCTGCAATCAATCTAGCCAATGCTAGTCCGTCGCTGGTAGGTTCATAGTGTACTTTGACTTTCATTGTTTCTTCAAACCAAGCATGGTCTTCAGGTAAGCCCACAAAAAACGCTTGGTCAACAAGATTACGCTCAAGCCAGTTGACCCATTCTTCTACCTTACTAACATCATCAGTGCCCTGCAAATAGTGAGGGTTTCTTGAAATACAAATAGGACGGCCTGGTATCACTGTGGGCTTATCTACTTCAACATAGGGATCTATTTGTAGTGTTCTAAAGTTTTCTTGTAGGTCCACACCCATGGCATTGGCATATTGGTTAGCAAAGTTGCGTGGCCAAATGGGATCATTCATATGATGAGCAACTCGTTCTAACTCAAAATCCACTGTTTCGCCTTGCCATACAGCAAACTTGGTTAGACAACTTTGTATTTCCATAATAGGAGCAAGGAAATCAAAGTCGCCCTGTGTCATACGACCGCTGTGACGACCTGCGTTGCCCCAACCAATACTGGCCGCTACCTTGTCCATATAGTTAAGACGAAGATAGTAGTCACCACCTCCTTGTGTTTTAACAAAGGCTAGGCTGCTAAATGTATCTCCAGTACTACCCGAATGTGTAAATGATGCCATATTACTCTGGATAAAAATCGTAAACAGAATGTGTTGCGTTGGGTACGATCATGTCTTGGTATTTTTCTAAATTCTCAACAATGATACGGGGAAAATAATCATCAACAGTGACATATTCAAAACGCTCAACATAGTTGAATCCTAGAAATCCTACCTTGTTGGCAATCATGTAGTCAACATCAACTGTGTCTGCCAAGCCCTTAGATTCTGCGTGGGCAAAGTTCTTTAGTTTATTGGCTGCAAAATCATTGTGTCCGAAGTAAGTCCAGTGCCAGCCGCCGTGGTCAATGATAACGCTGTTGGTATTGGTATCAACAATGGGCAAGTTACTTCTATTAAAAGTAAACTTACGTTCACGTTGAGCATCTGTAAACTCACTGGCACGAGTCACAATAATGTTACGTTGTCTTGCATGTGGTTGTACCATTAGGAAGTTAAGTTTGAAATAAAACAACGGGATGCCTAGAACATATCTAGAATATCCATTAGTGTCTTCTTTGATAAGTTCGATGGCTTCTGGGCGAGGAATCTCGTCACAGTCTGAAACAATGACTAAATCATCAGGTTGTAAGTCAGTTAACCCTCTACGCAGTTCTCTACGTTGGAAGTTTTCGTTTACCCAAGTATTAGGATCACCGGGCATGTCATCCAACATGATGTGTCTAATCTTACTGCTATATTTTTCAAATCGTTCCCAGTTATCTTTTAGATAAAAAGGTTTGGGGTTACTTTGGTGTGTAAGGTTGCCTTCGGCAATAACAAAGAAGTCTACGGTATCCCATAGTTCTTGTAGTCTAAGTTCTAGTATATCAAACTCGTTATAAAATGTAAAACAATCAAAAACTCTCATTTATTCTCTCTTTATGGTATTTGTACAAAGGCGTGGACGTCATTAAATTCTACTGACAGATTTGGTAAAGCATCTCTAAATGCTTGGGCAACATCGGGACTCCATGCGTCGTCGCCTACAATCAATCCTCCCGATTTCATTTTTGGAAAAAAGTTTTGAATATCTTTAATAACACCTTGGTAACTATGGTCACCATCGACAAGCAAAAAGTCTATGCTATTATCTTCGTAAAGTGCGGCTGCTTCTTCACTGGTCATAGCATGTAGATTATACAGGCCTGCTACTGGTGCTAGTCTTTCGTGAAACCCCTCAATATGATAATCCTGCCATTCTTCGGGCTGCGACTCTGCTGATGCAGCATAGTGTGACAAAGGTTTCATTGGATCTATACAATCAAAACGAATCTTTTTACCGCTGTTAACAATCTCAACGCACATATATGCTGTGGACTTACCTTTGAAGCTGCCTATCTCAACAAACAGAGCTCCGTCGTCTGCTTGAGCAACTACATCTTTATATACATAGTCATAACTGAACCAACCGTGTATATTTTCATAAAAATGTTCCATATTTCCCTTTAAATGGTTGTTATTTAAAAAATATTTATAGTATACTATAACACATGGAAATATTTTTAGCAACCTAGCGGCTCACTAAATATTTCTAAAATAGTTAAAGGATTACAATGAACATAGCAGTCGTAAGTTTGAACAATCAAGGATACCAGCCGTTGGCTGATTTGACCTGGGATCAAAATAAAGCACTTTACGCAGAACGACATGGATATGCATACGCTTGCAAAACTGACAACTTTTACAATGTAAACATTGGGTTTGAAAAGATTTGGTTTTTGAGAGACATGCTGGAAGGCTATCCAGACATCGAATGGATTTGGTGGACCGGTTGTGACACACTGATCACTAACTTTACAATCAAGTTAGAGGACATTATAGATAACAACTATCATTTTATCATTGCCACAGACTGCAATGATATCAATGCAGACAGTTTTCTTGTTAGAAACAGTCCAGAGGGACGAGCTTACATTCAAATGATCATTGACCAGTACCCACTGTATTATAATCACAACTGGGCCGAACAACAAGTTATGATTGATACCTATGAGGACAATAAAGGCATTATCAAAATCGTTCCTCAAAAAACATTTAACTCCTACGATTGTAAACTATATCCTAACCAAGCCGCAGTTGATCGCCACGGTAACTCCAGTGATTGGACCAAGGGCGACTTATTGATTCACTGGCCAGGAACAAGTTTGCCACATCGTATGCAACTAGCACAATACTATCTAACTCAAGTTGTAACAGAATGAAAATCTATATAACTGGTGCTTCTGGGTTTATTGGTAAAAACCTTGTTGAGTTTTATCAAGGCCACAAGATTCTAACGCATACTCGAGATTCTTATATAGAAAAACAATGTGATTATTTCAAACCGGATCTAATCATTCATTGTGCCGCAGAGATATACAAACCTGAAGTTATGATGAGTAGTAACATCATACTAACTTATAACTGCTTGGAGTATGTAAGAAAGAACCCTACAACTCGAATGGTACATATTGGATCTAGTGCTGAATACGGACCAATGCCCAGAGCCAGTGCTGAAACAGATCGTATCAATCCTGTTGATATGTATCAGGCCACTAAGGGTGCAGCCACTCTATTGTGTCAAGGCTATGCTAGACAATATGAATTAGATATTAAGATTGCCCGTGTTTATAGTGCGTTTGGTAATCACGAGAAGCCACACAGGTTGTTTAGTAGATTATACGATGCATTCTTTAATGACCAACCTATGAATTTGTTTAGTGGCGAGCACGATTTTATCTACATTGATGATTTTGTTAGGGGCATCGATATATTGGCCAATGCTCCTGCTGAGCCCGGTGATATTGTAAACTTCGGTTCAGGTATTCAGACCAGTAATCTAGAAGTATTAAATGCTTGGCAAGAAGTTACCGGACGTACCGGACCAGTCACCTATGTTGATAAAATGGCCAAGGCCTTTGAAAGTGATGTTTGGATCTGTGATACAACATATGCCAAACATAGATATGGGTTTGAGGTTGAATATAGCCTTAAACAAGGTATTGAAGAACTGATTAGGAATAAACAAAAATGAGACTAATGGCTATTACTATTTTTGATTACTTTAAAGATCGTCTTTCTTCTTTGGAAAACAACTATTTAGAAATCGGTATATGGCATGGAACGAGTGTATCTGAACTTGCTAAACTTTTTCCTAATAAAACTATATATGCGATTGATCCGTTTATTGAGGACGGGTTTACTTCCCACGAATCATCTATACAGCAAGGTGATCAACTATCTGATAATCGAAATATCGTTTTAGAAAATATCAAAGGTCTTACTAATCTCCACTTGTATGAAATGACCAGTAAAGATTTTTTCGATTCTCTTACACAGGATACAATCTCCCAAATGAATGTGTCTCATGTTATGATAGATGGTAGCCATCATTATGATGATGTTATATTAGATACACAACTAGCAATGACAGTTATCGGTAATAAGGCAGGTACTGTAGCATTTGATGATACTAATCTAGAAGGAGTTGAAAAAGCAATGAATGAGTTTCATAGCAATACACTTAATAGAATTGAATCATTTGAAGATATGCACCCAAACACAAGAATATATAAAATTAAATCACTATGAACGAACTTGAAAAACGATTAGTTGATATCACATATCAAGAAAAACTAAGCCACCTTAGCAGTACACTTAGTGCGCTGCCTATTATTGAAGAAATCTACGCAAAACGTCGAAACGACGAAGTGTTTATTCTCAGCAATGGACACGCAGGGCTGGCCTTGTATGTAGTTCTGGAAAAATACTACGGTGTTGATCCAGTAGAAATGATACACAAACATGGCATCCATCCAGGAAAAGATTTGCCTAATCATTTGTATTGCTCAACAGGCAGTCTAGGTAGTGGTCTTCCTGTTGCTGTTGGACACGCATTGGCCACACCTGATAAGAAAGTCTACTGTATGATCAGTGATGGTGAAGCCGCAGAAGGTAGTATTTGGGAAAGTCTACGCTTTATTCAAGAGCATCCTGTTGACAATCTAGAAGTATATGTTAATATTAATGGTCTAAGTGCATATGATCCTGTGGACATCGAATATCTAACAGCAAGATTAAAGGCATTCTTGCCACGCATTAATATTCGTATTAGTACACCACCGAGTTGGTCGTTTGCTCAAGACCTATTGACACATTACTATGTGCTGAAAGACAACGATTATAAAGAGGTATTAGCATCATGAGAAAAGAATGTGCTCAACTATTGTTAGAAGAAATGTCAGTGAACGACCGTATCCGAGTTGTTACTGCTGATTTGGGATTTGGTATTCTGGATCACATTCGCAATGCTTATCCGGATCAATTTTATAATGTAGGCGCCGCCGAACAACTCATGATTGGTGTAGGTATCGGTATGGCTGAACAAGGATTGATTCCAGTTTGCTATTCGATGAGTTCGTTCTTATTGTATCGCCCTTTTGAGTTCTTGCGTAACTATGTCAACTATGAAAAGATTCCAGTCAAACTACTTGGATCTGGCAGAGACTATGATTACAGTCACGATGGTGTTACACACTGGGCACATGATGATGAAGCAGTATTAAGTTCATTGCCTAACATCGACATCTATAAACCTAAAACCCTTGAGGATTTGAACACAGATTTTGCGGAATGGATCAACAGTGACCGTCCTGCTTACTTAAACTTAACGAGAAAACTATGAACACCAAAGTTGTATATGTAACTGGTTGTTTAGGTTTTATTGGATATCACGTTACCAAGGCCTGCCTAAATCAAGGTTGGTATGTGCGTGGTGTAGATAAAATGACCTATGCTGCCAATGTTAATCTATTGCCCGAGTTAGAAAAATATGGCAATAAGTTTATTTTTGAAAATAAAGATATTAATGATTTAGATATTCTGTATGAATGTGACTATGTGATTAACACCGCAGCAGAGACTCATGTAGATAACTCTATTGCCAGTAGTGAAGTATTTGTTCGTAGTAACATTGACGGTGTTCATCATTTGTTGGAACTTATTAAACAAAAGCATAAGTTTAAAATGCCTACATTGTTACACTTTAGTACAGATGAAGTATATGGTGATATTGTTGAAGGATTTCATAGTGAAACAGATTTGTTGAAACCCAGCAATCCTTATAGTGCTACCAAGGCTGCTGCCGATATGCTGGTCACTGCTTGGGCAAGAACCTATGGAGTTCCTTATGTTATTGTTCGTCCTACCAACAACTATGGCATTGGGCAGTATACAGAAAAGTTTATTCCTCACACAATCAAATATTTAAGCCTAGGTAAACCGGCTCCTTTGCACGATGCGGGAACACCTAGACGCACTTGGTTACATGCCAGCGATACTGCTAGTGCTATTATCACTATTATCAATCACGGTGTTACTAATGAAATTTATAACATCTCGGGCAACTATGAAGAGTCTAATCTAACAGTGGCAAAGATGATTATCAAGGGCATGGGACTTAAAGGAGATCCTATGCAATACCTAGATACTAGTATTCGCCGAGCTGGTCAGGATGTGCGGTATGCTATCGATGACACTAAACTACAAGATCTAGGATGGAATCCTGTGGCTGATTTTTCTAAAGAACTTAAATCTATTATTAAGTATTATACCAAGAACTTTATTTGGTAAGTTAGATAAGTACTTGATGCTTACAACAATTCTATATACACTCATAGTCACACATATTACCATAGTATGTGTGACTTTATTTTTACACCGTGGTCAAACACATCGAGGGATAGAGTTTCATCCTATACTCAGTCACTTTATGCGACTTTGGCTATGGCTAACAACTGGTATGGTTACTAAACAATGGGTGGCCATACATCGCAAACATCACAGATTCAGTGACCAAGAAGGAGATCCACATACTCCTCACATATATGGTATATGGCGTGTATTGTTTACTGGTGCAGTATTTTATTCACGATCCGCACGGGATCAAGCACTAGTAGAACAATACGGAGCAGGTACTCCTGATGATTGGATTGAACGCAACATATATACACCCTATAACTTCTTAGGTATTGTAATCATGTTGGCCATTGATCTAGCACTCTTTGGCAGCATAGGCTTAATAGTATGGGCAGTACAAATGTATTGGATTCCATTCTTTGCCGCAGGTGTTATTAACGGTGTTGCCCATTATATAGGATATCGTAATGGCGAAACTCGAGACCAAAGTCGTAACATCAGTCCTTGGGGTATTATTATAGGTGGCGAAGAACTACACAATAACCATCATTTAGATCCAGCAAATCCTAAACTGAGCCGTCGTTGGTTTGAGTTTGATATAGGATGGATGTGGTTTAAAATATTTAATTTACTGGGTATTGCAAAATTGCGTTCACAATAATCTTAGTGTAATATAGTAAGACTTAAATATTGTTGTATAACACAACAACACCTACACCATGTCAAAAAAAGTCTTATTCATTCTCAAACGTCGTGAAGATTATAATGCTATCACACACTCACATATCGGTCTAAGTACAGGACTTTATAACTCTGCTAACTTCATGAATGAAATGTTAGCAAACAACGGAGTTGAAAGTAACCTAGAAGTTGCTATTGATAACAACTGTATTGATAGGCTGGTAAACAAACATAAACCCACTCATGTTATTATTGAAGCATTATGGGTAGTGCCTCAGAAGTTTGTTATATTACAAAAACTACACCCTAATGTAAAATGGATCATACGCCTGCACAGCGAAATGCCGTTTATGGCTGGAGAAGGTATGGCCATGGATTGGTTAGGTGATTACGGTCTGTTAAAGAATGTTATCATCGGGGTTAATGCTCCTCGTATGATGCGTGAAGTTAGAATGTATTTGCAGATTAAAAATAGTTGGACAGATAAACAAGCCGACGAGCGTGTTATCTATATGCCTAACTTCTATCCACAGGACTATGCTAAACCTAAAAAGATAGATAAGAAAAAAGATACTATCGATATTAGTTGTTTTGGTGCTATCCGTCCCTTGAAGAATCATTTATTGCAGGCCTTTGCTGCTATAGACTTTGCTAATAGTATTGGCAAGAAACTACAGTTCCATGTAAATGCTGGACGTATTGAAATGCAAGGACAGTCTGCACAGAATAATCTTCGTGGATTATTTGAACAACTTATAGATCAAGGGCATGAACTAGTTAATCATCAGTGGTGCCCGAGGGAAGATTTTTTAAAAATCTGTAGTCAAATGGATATCGGTATGCAATGTAACTTCAGTGAAACATTTAACATTGTATCAGCGGACTTGATTAGTCAGGGTGTACCTATTGTAGGCTGTACTGAAATACCGTGGGCAACAAATCCTTGGTGTGCTGATCCAACAAGCAGTAAAGAAATGGCAGAGAAGTTAAAATCTGCATACACATGGTCATGGGCTAATGTTAAAACAAATCAAATAAGTTTAACAAAATATACAAATACTACAGTTAAAATCTGGACTAAATATTTCAAAGGGAACTAAAATGGCAAGACATCGAGTAAGATCGCATCAATGGGAAAACGGAAGATTACGAATCACCGATACTTGGTTTGAAGAGTTTGAAGATGCATTTTCATTTGCAAATAACTTAAGAGAAGCACATAGTGTTAAGGTTTTTAACGATGACGGGGCAGTTGTACACTCTGGAAAGCCTGCACCTGTTGATACCTACGCTTAACGCTTACACATCGGCTTAATGCCGTTCATATGTATGCCGACAATGTCCTTGATGTTATCGGCATTTCCTATTACAAAGTAAGGCCAAAAGTAAGCCATAACGAATCCAGCCGCGCACTGGTCTAATAAAGTGTCTAAGTATGTGTTCATATTAAGCCCGTTTAATAATGTTCATAATACCAGCAAATGTTTGGCTGCGGTCTTCTAATCCGTGTAGTCCAGAATTAATGTGACGAGTAACTGCTGATGTATCACTAAAGTTAGTGACTTTGTTGGCCACATGATTTTGCCAATACCATACTGCTACTTTGGCAGCAACATCTAGACGCTCTACTAGTTCGGGATGATTAACTAGGTCCAGGCCCAGGGCTTTACCAGCACGGGCATAGTTATCTCTACCTGTTAGTTGAATATATCCACGACCGTGGTACTTGGCACCATCACCTGCTTGTGTGTTGCCCAGCATTTTGGCCTTGCGTGGATTTACCTTGGGATCATATTTCTTGAAGTCTAACTTGCCACCCTTCTCGCCCATACTGGTAAAGTTAGCAGTTTCGTGAGCACATTGGGCAACAAACTGAGCAAGTTCAACGCCGCGTATGCCCGACTGATGTCCAGCCTTGATCAGTGCCTGTGCTTCGGGCTTGTTGAGTAAATGAACGATTTTGGTGTCGTTGGGAGCAGGTTGCGGGGTGGGCTGCGGTGCGGGTTGATGTTTTGCTTGGGCACTGCCGGCAGCACCTAAAGCGGCAGAACCAACGAGTCCTCCCAAAAATCCTCTACGACTAATATCCTCGTCAATGACTTCGTTAATTCTCATAGTGATATTTATTGTAAATTAACAATAAATCTTATTCGTAGTCCTGTCTCAAATCTGGATCAATTAGTTGTCCCTGCATCAAATATAAAGGACTTTTACGATAAATCCAAACATCATGGAATGGATCTGTTAGGATTTTAATACACCAAGTAATGGCCACTCTGCGTGTTTGTATAGCAGTTAGTTGAACCATTCTAAAAGCAATGGCAATGACACCTAACCATAACCAACCTATACCCACACGATTTAGGAATGTTTCGGCATCTTGGTGTGGTACTAGATAGTTCATAAACTCTAGATCAAAATAAGCCAGTATGGGCACTAGCACAAAGCAAGACATCAATACTCGTTTGCGTTTTAGATTAAATCCTACTTTGATTTTTTCTTTATAATCAAAAGTGGCTTTATTGTATTCATCGTAGCCCTTGGGTTCAAAAAAGAAGTGTCCTGCTTGACGTGTAGTCATGGCGATTAACCAAGCAATATAAGCACTGACTACAGGATCAATAAACAAATATACATAAGCAATTAAAAAACTCGAAGCCGATATTAAATGTAAAAACTGATTGATTCTACTGTGATGATAGTATCTATGGTCGTCCCATCGTTGTTCTCGTAAATTAGACAATATATCTTTAATCATATCTTTCCTTGTTAAATTAATATTTAGTGGGCACTAGATTATCACGGAAGATGTGCCAGCATTTCTTCCACGACCATTTGTGGCTACGGATTTCTACTCGTTGTCTATCTAATCTCAATGCTCGATCTATATTAGATTTTAAATCATCACCATAATAGCCTGTAATACCATTTTCGATAATGTCTTTGGGTCCAGGTACATCGTAGCCCACTACGGGTGTTCCGCAGGCCAATGACTCTATGATAACAACACCAAATGTATCTGCCTTGCTGGGAAATACAAATACATCAGCATTGGCATAGTATCTTGCTAGTTTCTCACCAGTCAATGCGCCTACAAAATGTACATCAGGATATCGACGTTCTAACTCTCGACGATATGGGCCATCACCTACTACAACTTTAGTAGCACCGTGATATTTTAATTCACAAAAAGCATCTATGTTTTTTTCTTTACTAACACGACCGACATTTAATAATACAGGTCTATTAGGACAGCTCTGACGCAAACTACTTCTAAAGACACTACGATCAACACCTCGAGTCCATGCTATAACACCGTTACGAAATCCGTGTTTCTGTAGTTCTTCTACCATAGTCTGTGTAGTGGTCAACACACGGCCGCTGTGATTGTGAAACCAACTGACATATCTATAGGTCAGCCACTCAGGGATATGATACATCTTCTTTAAGAACTCGGGAAACTTTGTATGATAACTGGTATTGAATACTATGTCATGACGCCAGCACCATAGGTTTGCGGCTAGACCCAACGGGCCCTCCGTGGCAATGTGTATATGATCCGGATTAATCTCCTTGATCTTCTGACCAATTCTCCACGGCCAGGAAAGTTTAACTTCAGGATAACCAGGAGCGTCAATATGGTGAAACTGCCCGGGGTCAAGATAAACAACATCGTAGCCATCAGCCACAGCATGTCGCTCAATATTGGAAAATGTTGTAACCACCCCGTTGATCTGTGTGCGTTCATTATCAGTTATGATGAGGATTTTTTTTGACATTGTGCGGTTACCTTATAGCCACTGTATTTAATACTATATTGTAACGTGGCTGCAGATTGTTCGCAACTGGTTCTATCAGGGAAGGTAAGAGTTAGAGTTGCAGGAATGTCGTTGGGATTAGTTAGACTTATTGCCACTAGTAACAGCGTCCACATCGTCGTGCTCCTTGGTCCAAGTTACTATTTCCCAACGCCCGTCGTGATGTTCTACTAGGGCAGTCATAGACTCTACCCAGTCTCCATCGTTCATGTAGATGACGTCATCTATCATTTTAATTTCGGCGTGGTGTATGTGTCCACAAATAACACCATCAAATCCGCGTTTCTTGCAGTACTTGGCTATGTTCTTTTCAAACTGGAACATGAAGTCTGCTGCTTTTTTTACTCTATGCTTAAGGAATTTACTAAGACTAAAGTACCCAAAACCCATACGGTGGCGTAGCCAATTAAGTCTGCTATTGAGCCCAAGAACAAAATCATATGCTTTATCTCCTAAGAATGCCAGCCATGGTGCTAGTTTAGTAATACCATCAAATAAGTCGCCGTGAGTGACTAGATAATGCTTACCATTGGCACCAATATGTTCAGTTTGATTATGTATTTCCACCGAACCGAAGCCTAGTCCGTAAGGTATTAGGGGTCTTAAAAATTCATCGTGATTGCCGGCAACATATATAACTCTAGTGCCGCGTTTGGCGTGGCCTAATATACGGCGTACCACATTGCTGTGGCTTTGTTTCCAGCGCCATTTGTTTTGCTGTATTTTCCAAGCGTCAATAATATCGCCCACTAGGTAAAGTGTTTCGCAGGTATTATTTTTAAGAAAGTTATTTAGGGCTTCGGCTTTACAGTCTCTAGTTCCTAAATGGACATCCGAGATGAATATGGAACGATAAGTTTTTGGCTTCATAGCCATATTTATCGCCCCATTACTGTGTGTAGATTACAGAATTGTTAAATCTGAACGGCTGTCCACTTTGGCCCAAAAGATTTGCCTTCGGCGCGGTGCTTGAAGATTTTGCGGAATTCTTCTGTACGAAGTTCCTTTTGCTTTTCTACATCGTGTCGGACGCAAGCCTGATACAACTCTTTTAAAAGTTTCTTTTGTTTCATAGCAAGTTCCTCCTTAAAATAAACTATATAAACAGTATACACTGTTCTTTTATTTATGTCAAGAGAAAAATAATTAAGTATTATTTTAAAAGCGGATTTCAGCACCAATATTGAGATTATGTGCTGTAATGCCTAATTCAATAATAGTATGTGCTCGTAACCAAAGTAGTCTATTATCGTGGGACAACCAATCTGAAAAATAATAGTCTCCAACTATAGTCGCTACTTCTGCTATATTAAGTTTACCTTGACTGGGGTGGCGGCCTAATAAGGGATTAACTTCGTAGTAATTTTTCCATTTGGGTTTTTGGTATAATACATTTCTTGTAGTTTGGTAGTCTAGTATTTGACTTACCTCACTGGCCACAAACCATGCTTTTTCTTCATCAGTCCAACCTTCAAACGGCGCCGCATGTGCTAGACATGAAGTCAGTAGCAATAATAAGGCCGTTAGAGTTTTCATTCTTCCATTATGGATCTAAGAATAAGCACAACAGCAAAGACTACAAATGCCCAAAAGAGACCTTGGCCCACATCTGATAAAGCATTAACTAGGGCATTAGACATTTCTGTACCACTCTAATGTACTTTTAACTAGGCTGTCTATGCTGTTGACCAAAGGAACACCGTACATTTCTTCTTCGGTAATGGCCAAGGGCAACTCTGTACAGCCCAATACCACTGCGTCTGCTCCTCGATCGATTAGATTTTTAATCACTATGTTGAGTATGTCTTGAGCACTAGTTGTATCTCCGGCTTTGACATAATCGATAGCAGGCTGTACATATACATCCATTTCATATTGACTAGGTACTATACAGTTCCAACCCCGAGACTCTAACATCGTTTGATATAGTCCGAACTCTATTGTAGACTGAGTTCCCATGATACCAATAGTACCTGTGACATTTTGTTTGTTTAGTTGTACTGCTACACTTTCTACAATGTGTAATATAGGCACACCCTGATCGCTCATTTGATCGTACCAAAAGTGTGCGGTATTACAAGGTATAACAATATGTGTGCATCCAGCAGATTTGAGTCCTTGGATACCTCTTAGAAGTCCTTCTAACGGTTCATTGGTACCTGCTCTTAATGCTAGACTGCGGTCTGGTATAGTAGGATCGCTCCACAATACTGTAGGTATATGTTCTTGGTCACATGTTGCCGGAGTCTGCTCAATCAAACGTCTTAGGAACTCCGAACTAGCCGCAGGTCCCATTCCACCGAGTATGCCTAACATATTATTTGGCCTTATAGAGTATATTACTTGCTACATTTAGTACAGGAGTTGTAGCATCTAGATCCTTAGGTTCTTCTTTCCAACCTACTGAAATCTGACCAATAAACAGTCCAGGTTCAGCAGGCACACTGATACGACACATATAGTTAACACCACTTTCCTTGTAGACGAATCCTAGGTAACTTTGTGCTGTCTTGTATTCACTACAGGGAACCTTGCCACTCATTAGGCCAATAACATCATTGTTGTTATTATAGTTTTTGGTTAGCAGTCCTACATCATAACCATCGTAGTCTTTGTTATGACCACCTTTACGTGTGACAAAATACACTAGCTTTCTAGTATTAAGCAATGTGTTTACTTCGAATATTGCTACTAATTCTGCTTCGCTATGTTTGAATATGAAATCGGTAGCTTCTCTATATTGACCATTCATATGTGGCAACTGTTGCTGAGCCCTATAACTGGCCATGAATGAATCTTTCTCAGTGTAGACAAACCAAGCACCGCCGAACATCAGTACTACTGCAAATAGTACTAATACTCGTGCAGGGCTTTGGCCTACCCACTCTAATATATTAAGAAAGATTTTGTCCATTATCCACTTCTGCTACGAATGCTGTTACACCCATATTGCCAATAACATGGCTGGCTGTACGAATCATATCCATCAAAGGATCAACTGCGATAAACAATACTAAAACTGCTTCGCTAGGGAGTTTCAATAAATCACAAACCACTGCAACTGTTGCAACAGTTAATATACCTGTAGTACCAGCACTGGCTAGGCCTGCGAGAATACTACCAAACAAAACAACTACCAAGCCAGCAACACCTAGATGTAGATCATAGATGCCGGCAATAAACGCTGTGGCAATGGCATAATAAAC